TTCCTTTTCACTATCTACATCCATTATAATCAAGTCCTCAAGTTTAAGTGGGTATCTATTGGCATCACTTAAACTCGTGTCTAGCATAAACTGTAGGCTAAACCCTGATCTACCATAGGACAACTCACGTTCTAAGAGATCATGGTCTCCGAAGCGTTTTGGGTCAGTAGGTTGTCCTGTGATGGTAGGATCAGAGTCTACCTGCTTAGTCAGTGTATCCGCTAGTCTACCATTGTACTTAACAATATCCTTTGGGTATCTAGCGGGCCATATTTTAACTTTGTATCCACGTTCAGGTAATACTTCATACAAACTCATCTCAGTCTGCGGTGTACCTAGATAGACTACACGACCATCAGGTTTTAAGACAGCATCAAACTCTTTAACAGCCTCTGCGATCTTGTCTCTCATAGTTTGTGTCATGGAGTTATTAGGTATCTCTATGTCATCTGCAATAATCAAGTCTGCACGGCTACCAGCCAACTGACCAGTGATACCAGCAGACTTCACAGAGGGACTGTGAGATGCTTTGGCAGGACCAACGTCAAAACTAATCTTAGATTGACGCTGGTTATCTTTAGGAATGAGATGATGAAGAAGCGGCATCTCCTGAATAAGCCGCATGGTAAAGGTGCTGAAGTCGTCTGCTCTAATCTTACTTGCAGATACTACGAGTATTTTAACTTCAGGGTTAAGGTATAATTGGTGACATGCGAAGGCAGAGGTAATGTAAGATTTCCCTGCACCCCGAAATGCCTCTATGACAATACGTTTTTCATTAGACTGAAGATATTCAGCCATATCATACTGTACTGGAGTAGGCTCTGGAAGGTTTAAATGGGACCACACGACAAAGAGAAAGTTACGGAAGTCTCTTAGGTCATCTACTATCGTTTCCATTCGTCTACGTCCTTTGTATGAATTACTATATACTTAATATCCTAAGTAAATATAGGTATCAATAATTTGATCACGATAACTATAAGTTACCTTTTTACGATGAGGAACCCGCCTCACCTTCCTTATAGGCATATACGTGTTCACTTCTTTTTACCCTTTTTAGGTGGGCGGCCTTTTTTACTACCGTAAGTTCCTGGTCCTGAAGGCATATTAACACTTCCATTTTCTTAATGATTTATTAATACGTGAATCTGGGTCACGTGCCGTTTTGCTAGAAGTCAACTTGGCTTTCATACCTTTCATCCTAGCACAGAATGACTTTTTTCTTCCTTTAGACTCTTTGGACTTAGGGTTGGGAGCAGGAGGTTTTAAGTTCCCACCAGTAGCTTTGTTGTAACTCTTTCGGCCTTTAGCGTTAAGACCCCCAGAAGGATTCTTACCTTCTTTCCTTTGCCAAGCAGGAGATTTAGCCATTACTTTTTCTTCTGGTATTTTGCAGTCTTTGCTGCACGTTCAAAGTTTGCTTTAGTGGGTGCACCTTTGTCACCCGCTTTACGCATCTTCTCTCCACTACCTGCCTTGATACGAGCACGTTTTTTGTGGATATTTGCATAGAGTCCAGGTTTCATTAGTTTAACTCCTTTAGTTCTTCACGAGAAGGAAAAGGCATACTATTGACTAAATTGCCAAGAGGTGACCCTTCGGTTGCTAGTCCTTCTATATTGTTATCCTTGAGGAACTTTATGGAGTTCGCTATGTCAGCAGGAAGTGCTTCACCACTTCTAATCCTGCGAAGTAGCTCAAGTGCTACCGAACCATGCAGTTCCTCTAGTATCTCTTTCTTTGCTTTCATTAGAATGGTATAGGATCGCTATATCCTACTTCTGGTTCTGGAGGTTTTCTGTAATTCCTACGAAAAGTTTTTTTGTTCGGGTTAGCAACTTTAAATTTAGGAATAGGAGCATCAATACCTGCTCTTATACGTCCTTGTGCGGATATACGAGCCTGTTCCCTCCGAGCTTTAACAGGGTCTCCCATAGAAGGCTTGCTTTTCATTTTTTTTACTTGACGAGACACCCAATTAGCGGCTTTTATCATACGACCAGGGTTTTGTCCTTCTCTATTGACCCCAGGCTTTATTTTACCTCCACCTGTTCCTCCTGCAAAACCAAAACCTTCAATTATGTCACCTGTGTTTGTCTTAGGTGTTTTCTTGTAGTTTTTCTTTGCCATTAGGTAAGTCCCTCTTGATATACTGTTTTTCCATCATTCTTAACTGCACGTAACACACGTTTCCTATTTTCTTCTTTGTTATAGGACACATGGACCCAACCAGAAGCAGGGTCTGAAGGTGTGTAGAACTCAAGTATCAACTGATCGAACTCAAGGTTATCCCGAATCCACTCAGCTAACTCCATGTTGCTGATAGCAGGACATTCGATGTCTGCCGCCATGCCCTGCACGTGCTGACTTGAATCTCCACTTCCGATAGCACGGTTCAACTCCAGTACCCTTAACCCAGAGTTGACATCTACACGACCATGAGCATCTCGTACCTTCTGCAACACGCAGTTCGTAAGAATAACGAGGTTAATCATTTGTTCTTTGTTTGGGTTATTGTCTATCCCATGTCGAACTGCTGTTGAAGACTTGGTAAGCTCTTTGAGACTAAAGTTTTTACTTAGCTTCATCCAATAAAATCCTTAAATGTCTTAAACTGGTTGTCAGGCATCATATCTACAACATCATCTAACATCTTCTTCTGGTCTTCATCCAGGTTTCTTTCAATTGCGTCAGCAACGTGTTCTTTAGCTAACGACTGGGCTTTGTCCACGATTAACGATTGGACTACATTAAGGAGTAACGCTGGTAGCATCTTCTTCTTTCGGTTTAGTTGGTTCTGGGTTGTGTTCTGGCTCATCGTGACTTACTTCAAACCAATGTTTGCCTAACATACCAATAATAGGCAAGAAAGCACCAAAAGCCAAGTTAATAAGGTCTTTACTAGACTGAGCTAGTTCGTCAGGCTTGTTTACCATAGTAAATACTAACCATCCGAATAGACCGAAGGCAAGTAGACTAATAAGAAATCTTGCCCAGAATCTAAGTTTCATCAATTGAATGTGTGGGTCATCCTTTTGTTTTCCCCCATTTCTCACTGTTTTTTTCTCGTGTATTTCTTCCATTATTTCTTTAGTAGCTCTTTTATTGCATTAGTATTTGCATCTAGGGCTAACTTAATCTGCAAGATAGCATCAGACGACTTTTCAATCATGTCCAAGAGTCGAGCATCATGCTCTTCATCTTTCTTCCAGAATTCCTCTCGTTCCGCTTTCGCTAGTTCACTTTGGTATCTAATGAACCAAAATGCAGCTATGATGACACAGGCTGGTATGCCTAAGTCCATAACCATTTGATATAATGTGTTTACTTCTGGCATAACTTCTGTTGCTTGTGTTGGATAGTTATAATAAGAATCTGCTGGGTTTGGGCTGTGTCCACTCATGTTGACTCAGGTTTCGGATGTGCGTCTTTCACCTTCTTAATCTCCGCTTTCCAACCGTCATAGCCTAAGTGGAATAGCTGATCCATCTGGGTCTGCCAGGATGGGTAAGATTCAGCCCTTGCCCTAGCGTAAGCTTTGGAATCATATGCTGCTTGGAGTTCAGCAACTTTAGCATCTAAAGTTTCCTTGGAAACTGCTTCTTCTGGATTTGTCCAAACGATTGTATCGAAGTCATTATTTGTAACGACTGCACTTATGCGTAAATCATTTAAAGCATCTATTAAAGTTATCATAAGTTAAAACCTCCAAACTATTTTAATTCCTACTCCACGAAATGTCCCAACACTTGGATGACTTACTCTAATTCCAAAAACATCACCACTTGAGATGTAATCTTCAAATCTTACTCCGCTTGCATGGATTCCCATTAAAGAAATTGCTCTTATTTGGTTTGCAGAAAATGTTTGTGAACCTGACGCAACATTTGTTAAAGAGCTATTATGTTCATGATAATCTTGACCATCACGACCTATTTGGAACTGCATTGCTAAGGTACCAGTTGAAGTCGTTTGATTAAAAACATAATAGTCCATTGCTACAACACTGCTTACAC